CCTCCTAGCTCACTAGTATCAGATCCCCATGCTCCACTAAATGCAGCTATAGTATGATAATCTGCTCTCCTTACTTTCCTATTTACTGATGCATCTAGCTCTGATAAAAAGGATTTAGTATTACCTGATAATATGTATGGGCTAAAATCGAACTCTATAGCTAAAGAGCTAGCTGATACTCCTACTCCTACCTGCTGCACTGCATTAAATACATAAAAAGTATTAGATGCTACTGATGGAGATCCTGGGCTACCTGAGCCATCATATAAAACTACTGGAGTAGTAGCACTAGATGCATACTCCTCACCTAATTTTATCTGCACTCTTACTAAATTATCTACATTCTCAGAGTATTTATCTATCTGATGGATGCTATGATCATTACCTAGCTGTATAAAATTACTAGTATTACCTTTTATATCAGTATGTACAAAATCCTTTATGATATCCTTTAGATTTACTACTCCTCTATTATTATTACCAGGAGATGCCTTTACTCTTACCTTAAATACTGTATCTATATATACATCAAAAACAAATTTAAAATATGCTGCAGTAGGAGTAGAGCTAGTAGCAGTTATAGTAAAATCATCATAGGCAGCCTTTATTAAATTACTAGGCTGATCGTTTATAGTAATAGCCATATTATATCTCTTTACTTACAAAAGCTAGAAATTTCTCTGCATCTCTAGCGTATGCTTTTATTATATTTTTACTTAATCCCTTATATGCCTCAGCAAAAGCATCTCTAAAAAAGTAGGTAGGCTCTTTACCATATAACTGGATACCCTTTGCTATAGCATAGGCTCCCTGCTTTCTCTTAATAAATTTACCAGTAGATTTATCTCTAGCCTGAATACCTTTATCTTTAAGCCACTTCTCTATTACTGATACTGGAGGCATCTTATTATCATACTTAAATGGAGATCTAGGAGCCTTAGCAGAGCTATCTTTACCTCTAGCACCCTCATCTACTATCCTACCATATCCCTCCATTACAAAATCTAGCTCCATAGAGCCACTAGGATACACTTTTAGATGATATCCTATACTATCATATAGATTACCATTAGTATTTACTCCTTTAGCGTTTAAAATACCTCTAGCAGTTTTCACTACTCTATCTCCAAAGGCTCTAAATGCTCTCTCTGTATTTTTGTAATTATTAGCCATTACTTATATTACTAGTAATAGTATTATTATAGTATCTATAATATAACTATATTTATATATATATTCTTTATATGTGCTCATCTGTTGTACGGTTTCTAAATTAGGCTCCTTTACTTTGCTCATAATCAGTTATATATATAGATTATCTGTATGTATTACTTTAATCATTAGTAGGCACTAGGCACTCATTAGCAGTATAATCTACAGTAATACCTATTTCTGCTGTCCATCCTGCTACCTCATTATTAAATCTCTCAGTAAAATCCTCAGCAGTAATATCCCTATCTAGCCTTAAATCTCTGCTAGCCTCAGGATCAGCAGGATTAAGTAGCTTAGCTATAATATCCTGCAGCATCTGCAAAGTATCAGATAGTACCTCCTGCTCATTACTCTCATCTTTTTCTACTAAATCCATAATAAAAAGCCTAAATCTATACTTTAGCTCATAGGTGCTAAAATCCACTCCCTCAGTTACTATATGCACCTGAGGATATACTATCTCTTTATTATCTACCTCCCATATATCTCCTTTAGTAATAGTTTTTACTAATGGATTAGCATTTAAGATAGTTTCTATCTCATTTATTACCTGGTTGTATGTAATTACACTAGTACTAGCCATTTTGTATAAAGTTTATATCATCATTATAGGATAGAAATGTAAAGCATGCTAATATAGGCATCTGTAGCACCTGATCCATCTTAGTAATATCTCCTCCTGCTAAGCTATGGATCATGCAGTACCATCCATATTTAGCTACTAAGCCATGCTTTTCATCTCTCTCATTATTTTCTTTTTCTCCATCTTTGCCTGAGCTCCTAAAGAGGCTAGGATAATCATCTGATATTCCTGCCCTAAAGCGTAAAAAAAAACTGCAGCTCCATTTACTGTATTTATGCTTACATTATCTCTAAATAGCTCTGCCCTTTCTATAGCTTTCTGATAATCATACTCCTCTATCCTATATTTACCTTTCTTGTAATCCACTACTGGCCTATATAATATAGGTAGCACTTTATGCAGATTATCAGCTACTCCTGCCTGCAGATATGTATCTATATCAGTAAACTCTGCAGTAGTTATATTTTTGAGATCAGGATTAAAGCCATACTCCACTCCATCTACCTCTATAATTAAATAAAGCTCCTCATTTATGGGAGGCAGATTTACTAGATGATTATATACCTCATCTATATCTGCTAGCTTTATCTTACCTATCTTAGCCTCAGTAAGATCAGTAAGGGCTGCTATAGTGCCTACTTTTATCTCTATCTCTGATGCATCCTGCATCTCTATCACTTTAGCTAGCTCCTGATACTGTCTTACATTTATCTCATCCCATCCATTAGGCAGATGATACCTCTCTTTTTTATCTCCTATAATTAGCTCTATTTTAGCCATATATTATTAAATATAAATTATTAGATATTTAGTATGATTTTTTTTACCTTTGCAGCATCTAATTACTATTAGATTTCTTATTATGTTTTTACATTAGGGCTCCACTCCTGGAGCTCTTTTGTTTTTAGTGCACATAATAAACTCCTGAGGCACCTTTAGCCTCATAGTACATTCTCATCATTATAGCATCAGATATATCAGGAGATCTACCTAGCTCTAGCTTTACCTTATCCTTACCTATGATAGCTAGCTTACCATCCTTATCTGCATCCTTTCTCTTTACTATACTGAGCTCATCTATGAGCTGCTGCTTTAGGCTTATATCATTAGTGCTAATGCCTAGCTCTCCCTTATTGATTAGATCAGCTAGCATATAGTAGCACTGGCTTTTTAGGTTAGTATAATTCTCTCCTTTTAATGGCCTGCTATTATTTACAAAGCCCTTGCACCTTAGTATATCTTTAGCTCCTCCTCCTACTCCATCCTCATCCACTATTATATTAGATAGTAGCACCTGATGCTGCATCTGCATAGCTCTAATAGCCTCAGCTACCTCTACCATACTACTGCTATCTATAATCTTAAAGCCCTCAGCATTTAGCCCATCCCATAATACTATTACAGTTTTATCTGCTCCATACCTGGCTATATCTGCAGTAATGTACTTAGTGCCTCTCTTAGCATCTACACTAAAAGCCTCTAGTATCTTATCATAGGCCATCAGCTTACCATCAGTATCCTCATAATCCCAGTTACCATATAGCAGCCTCTGCTTACTTATCTCATCTAATTTAGATAGCTGCCCTATGTAATGCTTAGATATATGCTTATTATCAGTTACTAGGCTCTGTATAAATGCACTATGCTTAGGCAGTACTCCCTCCTTACTAGGCTGATAAAAATCATTATACACCCATCCTCTAGATGGATTACATGTAAGTAATAATTTAGGTATTAGATTTAGCTCATCTAATTTATACCTTATCCTGGAGCTTAGTATCTGCTTAGCTTTCTCTGATATTTGGCTGCACTCATCTACTGCTGCCCATGTTAATTCTAACGATCCTAGGCTATCATAATTAGGATCTGATGGATAGTGAAATAAATCTTTTAAGATTATCTCAGAGCCATTATAGAAAGTAATTATATTAGATACTCCATTATATGTATAGTGCTCTCCTGATACTAGGCCTAGCTGCTTACATAAATCATAGAAAGTATTAAGAGTAGTTTTTTTAAGTGCATCCAGTTTACTCCTGCCTATAAGCCCTCTAATGCCATCATGCTCTAATGATAGGCTTATAGCCCATAGGCATAGCAGATAGCTCTTACCTCCTCCTGCAGCACCTCCATATAATATCTCTGTAGTAGTGTTATCCCTTAGTAGCCTAAAGGCTGATTTTTGCTTAGCAGTTAGATCAGGCTTAATCATCATTTAAATCTATACTAATCTGCACTGGCTTACTGCCACCTGATAGCTCTAGCTCAGATTTTTCTGAGTAGCCTCTGCTTTTGCCTTTTGTCTTTAGGTAAAATATGCAGGCAGTTACATTACCATCCTCTATAAGCTCCTGCAGTTTACTCTCTGCATGATCTATTAGGCTCTCCTTAATAGCATCTGCTTTATCTCTAAAATCCTCATCCTCTCTATACCATAAATAGAAAGTATTTCTACTCATGCCTCCCATAGCTTTACATGCTGCTGCTACATTAGCTCCATGCTTATCATAGAGCTCCAGGTATTTATCTTTATCTATTGCCATCTTTTTTATATGTACTATATGTATTATTAAATATAAATCCTATAGCTTATTTTCTAGCTTATCTATTTTAGCCTTAAATGCTTTATGCCTTTTATCCATCCTATGCTGCATATATAGGCTTAGGCTAGTATATGCTATAGCTAGTATTAGTATTATCTGTAGTGCTATCATATCTATTATCTTTTAATACTCATCTAAATACTCTCTTATACTTACTCTTAGCCCATCCTCATACTTACGCTGATATTTCTGCTCCTCTCTAGGTATAGGCTTATACTGCTCCTCCTTTTTAAGGTATAGGCTATAGTACTCTAATGCCTCATCTAATAAATGCTTTAAAGATGGCAGATCATAGTCAGGAGCTTTATCATCTTTTATATACTTTGCTATAGTTTCTAAAGTATGTATTATCTCTTTTTTTAGGTTTTTAGCTTTCATTACTTATACTTATTTTAGGGATGGCTACTGTATCTCTTA